TGCCGTACATAGAAGACTACATGCGAGAGTTTCACAGGTACGTTACTGTCGAGCCTCTCAAACATGGCGGCGTAAACAAGTACTCGCGTATCGAGTGGGCCTTACAAGGGCGCTCACAACGCGGGAAAATCAAGCTGGTAGAAGGCCCATGGAATGAATGGTTCCTTGACCAGTGTGCAGACTTCCCGGATCCACTGTCGCATGACGACGGTATTGACGCAGTCGCCTACGTAGACCAGATGGCAAGCGCTATCTTCGTAGATGAAGACGACGTTGAGGAATGGGAGGTCATTGACCCGGATGCAGGATACTAATGTCAGAAGTCCCAACTCAAGGCAATGCCATACTGGTTGACCCGCCTAGCGACGACAAGATCAGCAGCGTACAGCAGGCCGCAGATACAGCCCTCGCAGGCTGGATCATGGGTAGAGTCGATAAATGGGAAGACCATCGTAATAGAGGGTACTCCCGTAAGTGGAAGGAATACTGGCGCATGTGGCGGGGTCTTTGGCACTCCGATGACCGTACACGCAAATCAGAGCGTTCCAGGCTAATCGCCCCTGCTCTCTCGCAGGCCATTGAGGCCTCCGCAGCAGAGGTCGAGACCATCCTTCTGGACAAGTCCAACTGGATTGACCTTGAGGATGATGTAGCAGATCAGGACAGTACTGACGTCAGGCAGACACGAAACTCCCTCTTGGAGGATCTACGTCTGACCAAGACCAAGGATGTTGCCCGGGAAGCTATCCTGAATGCAGCTATCTTCGGTACGGGTATCATCAAGCTCAATGTCGTCATCGAGCCAGTCAAGGTTCCTTCACGGAGCGCCTCTGGGAAGCTCGAAGTCAAGCAGGAAGAGAAAGTATTTGTTCAGCCTGAGAGTATCAGGCCGGACGAGTTTATTCCCGATCCGTCAGCCAAGACGATCCAAGAGGGAATGGGGTGTGCTTGTAAGATTGTCAAGCCACAAACATGGGTACTCGAAAAGATTGAGTTAGGGGAATACCGCCGTGAGGCGCTTGCTCTCTTGGCTCCAGCCTCCAAGCAGAAGCGAGGTCATGAAGTTGACTTCGGTGTAGATGTCGCGGCTACGCTGGATATCGCAGATGCGGAGCCTGTAGAAATTACAGAGTACCAGGGTAAAGTTCCTTTCCATCTGCTTGATGCCATCATCAACGGTGGAGAAGAGTTCCTCCCAGCAGACGTTATCCTCGCGGGTGCAGAAGAGGAGACGCTGGTTGAGTCGATCATTACCATAGCCAATGGTAGTATTATCCTGAAAGCCATGGCCAACCCCTTCATCATGCAGGATCGGGGTTTTATAGCCTCCCCATGGGAGAAGGTACCCGGACGCTTCTGGGGTAGAGGCGTAGGCGAGAAGGGCTGGAACCCGCAGAAGGCTCTGGACTCTGAGCTGCGCAGCAGACAGGACAGTCTGGGCTATATCTCTGCACCGATGATCGGTGTGGATTCAGGACGCCTCCCCAAGGGCTTCCGCATGGAAGTCAAGCCCGGCAAGATTTGGCATACCAATGGACCTCCGAACGACATCATCCAGCCCATCAAGATGGGTGTACTGGAAGGTGCTACGTTCAACCAGACACAAGAAATGGAACGCATGGTGCAAATGGGCACCGGAGCGTTCGATACTGCACAAGCCCTGAAGGGTGGGCAGACCCAGTCTGGGGCTAACTCCATGGGTAGCAACAGCTCGATGATGGGTGCGTTTGTGAAGCGTAGTAAACGCTCCGCAGCTACCATTGAGCAGAACCTGGTTGTCCCAATGATCAGGTCTATGGTCTATCGGTACATGCAGTTTGATCCTTTAAGGTACCCGCAGGATATGACCTTCAAGGTCAATGCTGCTATGGGGATCATGGCTCGTGAAGTGGAGACCATGCAACTTACACAACTCCTCGGCATGATGCCGCAGGAAGTAGCCCCCAGCGTGGCTCTAGCAGTCACGAAGGGTATCGTGGAACTCTCAAGTGTCACGAACAAGGCAGAGATTGATGCTGCAATTGATCAGGCTCTTGCGCCGCCCTCTGAAGAGGACCAACAGCGTGAGAAGGAACTGAAAGATATGCAGTTCGCCGCAGCCAAGGCAGAGCTGGAAGCTAAACTGCTGGACAACCAGAAGACTATCGCTGAGACACGGAAGTTGCTCAATGAGGCTCTGGTCGCTGCACGTAAAGCCAATGTTGAAGAGCGCAAGCAGGATGGCGAAGAAGCCCGAATCCTGTTGGCACTCGAAGACTTGGAAGAGCAAAGGAACGCCAACCGGCTAGACGAACGACGTCTTGAACTGGATGAACGGCGTGTTGTAGTTGAGGAAAAGGAAGCCGGTAAGGCCCAATCCAAATCCTCGTAATTATCTTGGGAGAGATGAATGATTGATCCATCATTGATTAAATTTCTACCAGACGCAGCTCAAGTAGAGCTACGCAACTGGGAGAACCTGATGGCAAGCAAGGGCTGGAAACAGCTCCAAGGCCTGCTAGAGCAGAACTTTGAGTCTGCAAAAAATGCCGCCCTCGGCGCACAGAGCTGGGAAGAGAACCGACTTGCTATGGGTCACATGGAAGCCACGAAATTCGTGTTCAACCTTGCTGACGCACTAGAACAGCAGTATACCGGACTTGCCGAGCAGTTCAAAGAGGAGCAGGCAGTAGAGGAAGCCGATGAGGAACTGGAGTACGAATAGTGCCCATCCACGACTTCCGGTGCCCTGCCGGGCATGTTCATGACGCACTCGTAAAGATCGAAGAAGATTGTCGAGAGTGTCCTGAATGTGGAAACCTTGCAGAGCGCGTATTCTTGAAAGGACCGAAGCTGAATTACCTCGCAATGGGTGCACAAGAGAATGTGTCCCCCGAGTTTCAGAAGAAGTTTGACAAGATGCACAGCGAACAGAAGGCAAAAGAGGAGAAGAGTCTTGAGGCTCACGGTGACTATGGTGCAAGCCATGGCTACGCTGAACCCCCTTCCTAATGTTCTTTTTTAATCCTCCACAATCAGAGACGGAGTAGATGTATGAGTAATAGCGCGTTGGTTGATACCATAAGCGAAAACAAGCCAGGCGACCTTGATAAGTTGCGACAGGACTTGGCAGGTGCTGCTGGACAAAGTCAGGAGACTTCCAGACAGCAGGAACAACAGCTCGAAAGTGATGAGCCAGAAAAGTACCGGGGTAAATCCCGTACCGAGGTCATCGAAATGCACCGGAACGCCGAGAGAAAGATCGGCCAAAGCGGTAACGAGTTGGGCCAGTACAAACAGTTGACGGATCAACTACTGGACTTGAAACGTCGGGACGACCTAGCCAAGGGTGGAGCTGAGGCTGAGGAAGAGGAAGAACCTCTCCCTGAGATAACTCAGACAGAAATCCTTGATGACCCGGACGCTGCAATCGGTAGGGCTATTGATGCCAGATTAAACCGAGCTGAGCGTAAAAAAGAGCGACAAGCTGAGGAGACACAGGAAGCGAAGTTGCAGACAGCATTCGCCCAACGTCATCCAGATGCTAATGAGATTGTACAGGATCCTGAGTTTCAGGAGTTTGTTACAGGCTCACCAAGTCGACAGATGCTTGCTACTGCTGCATTGAATACAGGCAATTTGTATGCCGCCAATGTGCTACTTGATGAATGGAAGGCCCGGACCTCTAGTGCTTCAGACGAAGTCACTAAGGAGTCCGATGGTGATACCAACATCGACGCTGCACGTAAGGCTACTACATTGTCTACAGGTGCTAGCACCGCAAGTGACGCCCCAACCGGGAAAGTGTATAGCAGGCTTGATCTTATCCGTTTGAAGCTGACGGACCCCGAAGCATACGGGAGTGAAGCTTTCCAACAGGAGATCATGCGAGCATACGCCGACGGGCGCGTAAAATAACCCATCCATCCACACCTTCACAGGGGTATTAGAAAATGGCATTTGGTACAGACCATGTCATCAGCGCAGATGTTCCCAATTTTATACCGGAACTCTGGTCTGATGAAGTCATTGCTTCGTACAAGGCTAACCTTGTACTTGGCAACCTAGTGAGGAAGCTGAACCATCGCGGTAAGAAGGGCGATACCATTAAGGTACCGACTCCGACGCGAGGCACGGCATCCTCGAAATCCGAGCAGGCGCTCGTCACGTTCATTGAACATGGCACGGACGCAGGCACGTCGATCTTGATCGACAAACACTACGAGTACTCTCGTTTGATCGAAGACCTTGTCTCCGTTCAGGCGCTTGAGTCTCTCCGTCGCTTCTACACGGACGACGGTGGTTACGCTATCGGCTACGAAGTTGATTTCCAGCTTGTTCTGGAACTCATGCGGGCTGACTGGACAATCGGTACGGTAACGAACCGCGTCATCCAGGATGATAGCTCCATCACCGGCACCGTTTACGAAGGTAACGGTACCACGTGGGATCAGGGAACGTCTACGGACATCTCTGATGCTGGTATTCGCACGTTCATCAAGGCTCTTGATGACGTCGATGCTCCGATGGCTGGCCGTGTGCTGGTTATCCCGACCATCGTTAAGCAGGACCTCCTGGGTCTTGCCCGCTTCACCGAGCAGGCATACGTCGGTGAGGTTGCTGGTGCTAACAGCATCCGTAACGGTCTGGTTGGCAACATCTACGGTATGGAAGTCTACGTGACGACTGTACTGCCAGAGGTTGACAACTCTGCTGGTTCAGCTCAGGTCCAGACTGGCCTGTGCTTCCAGAAGGACGCTTGCGTCTTGGTCGAGCAGTTGGGCATCCGTGCGCAGTCGCAGTACAAGCAAGAGTACCTTGCTGACCTGATGACTGTTGACATGATCTGGGGCAACAAGACTGTCCGCAACAGTTCGGTCATCAACTTCGTGGTTCCGACCTCGTAGTCGCAGTAGTGAGGCTGAAGCCTGATCTTATTGAAGAGATCTCGCGGTACCATTTATGGTACGTGCCTCACTTCCCAATCACCCTGCCCATGGTGC